AATTGAAAAGGACTATATTATGATATATTTAAACAAAGATGACGTTGGTAAAAACGTTTATAGAGTAGTGCAAGACTACACTGTACAATTAGCTTACTATGTTAAAGCTAAAAACGCTGATGAAGCGAGAGATATTTCTTTAGAATACGGTGGTTTTAACACAGATAGTTTTAGAGAACTTATAAGAGAAGATTCAGGCCAGTTAGAGTTAGATTACTATGATACTGGTTATGATAATCAAACTGAAGAAATGTTAGGTAAAGTTGTGGTTGATACACTTGACCAAGATGAAGTTGAACTTGACAAATATGCTACAGAAGGAACAATATAATGACAAACATTGAACTCATACAAATAGAAATACTTAATCAAATTATAAGAGAAATTGATAACGAAGATTTAGAAACTGCTAGAAATACGGCCGTTAGATTTAGAGATAAACTACAAGAAGATGTAGATAAAGCAGAATCAGATATTGATACACAATTAAACTTAGAGAACGAAAGCAAATACGGTAAATAAAATGTGTACTAGAACTGTGAAATTTAAAAAAGGTGCCATACTACACGAAGCAAATTCAAACACAAATTCTATTGAACTTACTATAAAAGGTTTAGATACAAAATCTTTTAATTATAAAAAACAATCACACGTTAATACAAAAGAAAAAAATGTTGACAAATAAACAAAAATTAGAACTGGCCTTAACTCAATACCGCAGATGGTTAAAATCTATTGGTTTAAAGTTAAACAATAAAGGTAGAGTAATCAGTAACCATAAAGGTTTTGATATACCTGATTATAAAGTAAGAGATTCTATACCTACAAGTGATAGAGTGGTTGGTGATACATACAAAAGAACTTATGCTACACAGTTGCCAGCAGGTAAAACAATTGGTATTGCCTACAATAAAGGTGCTTACCAAGTTGTAGATAGTACAGATATTAAAACAATGGGAAGAAAAATATAATGACTAAAAAGAAAACTTATGATGGCCATTATTTTGATGGCAAAAATGCTTATGATATATTTAAAGATGAGAATGGTAAAACATCTTTTAAAAAGATAAAAGAAAAAAAATCTAAGAAAAAAGGTAAAAAATGATTTGGTTTATGTTTTTTCTAGGTCTGATTGTAGGAATATGGGCTGGTTGGAAGTATGAGCACGTGGTAAATGACGTTATTGAGTCATATTTTAAATAGCTATATAAATCAGTAACTTGAAGTCATTGTTTTTAAATACTTATTTCTTTGACTTAGGGCTTGCAATTGACACAAAAAAGTATTACCTTATATAGTACAAACAACAAACTAGAATATACATTATGATAACATATGATAAAGACACTCTTTTTAGAGAGTTTAAAGATGCAAAACAAAAAGACATTAATCTTTCAACAAAGAAAAAACTAGAAGATAAAGAAGTTGATATATACGTAAATCGTATTCAATTCTTTAAAGACCATATTAGAAACAAAACACTTAATCCTAAAGTCTATGATTTATTAGACATTAATTTTGAAGAACTATTGAAAGCTTATGAAAGTGAATCTCCTAGAGATTATTTTTATATGTCAGTATTTGGTAAATCATTCCAACAAAAAATGTGGGAAGAAGAAGCTGAATTAGAAGATGAGAAACTTGCGAATATTTAGTTTACTTTTCCTACTGTTAGTTGTTAACCAATGTGCTAATAATCGTAGTCATACTGGTGCCTTTTTAGGTGCCACGACTACGACAGGCGCTTGCTTACAATACACAGATAATCCAGTGATTGTGGCAGCTTGTGCTGTGACAGGTGCTTTTGTTGGTGCAGAACTTATGTATGGTTCAGATTATGACGTACACAACGCTGTATTTGTAGACCATTTGAATCGTGGTACATCTTCATCTTATACAAACTGGTACAATGAAAAAACACAAAATTCAGGCAACATTAAAACATATAGTACATATATGGAAGGCCCTTTTAAATGTAAAGATTACGAAGCAACAGTAGATATAACAAGTCAATGGCCATTAATTGGTATTGGTGGTGTAAACAGAAAAGTAGTATTTGGTACTGCTTGTCAACAACCTGATGGACGTTGGGTAGAAAGAGATAGTAATGGACGAACAAATTAAAATATTAAAAGCAAGAGAACAAATTATAATACAAGAATTAGAATTTAGTCCTCTTAGAAGTTTAGAAAACGAACTCTATGAATTGAGAGATACTTTAGAAAAACTTGAAAACAAAGAACCTAAAATATTTAATGAGTATATTACAGAAGATAAAAAAATTGTTGTATAATGCCAGCTAAAGATAAAGAACCTACAATCATAGGACATAATGAAGAAACCTTTGAATACTTTACAAAATTGGCTAAAGAACATAAAGCAAAGATACTTAAACAAAATGAAGAACTTAAAGATGTAAATATGAATAAAATAGATATAACGGATTTACACAAGATTATTAAAAAAAATGAGTAGATATTTAAATAAATTACCAGAATTTTTAAAACCGTATTTAATAGAACTTAAAGATACTATAGTTTATATACTAATAGATATTTTTAATGGTATTAAATTGATATTACCTAAAAAACAATTGATATATTCTTGGACATTCAAAAGAACAATACCTAATTTTAAAAGATATTCTTTATTAATATTTTTTATATACTTTTTATTGGCTATATTCATATCAAGAGCCACGGCAGGTGAAAAGTTTATAATGCCAAAAGGTGAGATTACAGAAGAAGAAAAAGAACCACTTAAAAGAGTAAAACAAGAACAAAACAAAGTATTATACGATACAGTAAGAGGTTACGAACCTAAAAAAGTAGATGACCAATATTGTTACGTAAAGATTGAAATTAAACAAAATGGTGACGATATTATTAAACAAGAAATTCTGGAATGTGCAGACGGTAGACGAGGCATTAATACGCCGGGCTATTGGGATTTATTTGCACAATTTTACTATAGAGATGTATCAGCGCCTGAATATTGCCGATACTATAGTAGACCAAATCACGCCTTTAAATCGTTCGGAAAGACGTGCCTTAACAAGAACGGTGAATGGGAGGTACAATAATGTTTAAAAACATTATTATATTAACTCTCCTTTGGGTCATACTATTTGACGTGTCCAGTAAAGACTTTTTTGGTTATATGCAAAAAGGACTTGACAAAACACAAGAATTAGTATATGATATTAAAAGGAGTACAAAATAAAACTATATGATGATAAGAACAGTAATGATAGTAGCAACCGGCCTTATATTAGGTGCTTGCTCTACTTCAACATACCAGATAAAAGCTGAATCTGAAAAAATTTTAGATACAGTGCCATCTTGGTATATGATGGACTTCAAAGAAAAGAAAGCTTGTAACGTTAATTCGCAAGATATTAACGAGAAGCAGTGTATCTTTGGTGTCGGTACGTCAGTATCACCAGACCTTGGTTTAGCAATTGAGAAAGCAAAGATGATTGCAAAAGCTGAAATGGCAGATATAATTAAAGGCGAAATGAACAAACGTTCTAAACAGTTTATAACAGAACTTGGTAAGAACGAAACTAAGAGTGTAGTATCAGATGTTGAATCTACTCTTGTAAATATAATTGAAAATACACCTGTAAGAGGTTATGAAATATTTGCTCAAGAGGTAACTTCAACTACAAAAGGTTACTATAGAGCTTGGATTGGTTTAAGATTGCCTTTAGGTGAATTTAATAAGATGTATAACTACACAATAAATGAAGTAGTTGACTCTTATAACTTAAAACAAAAAGCAGATCAAGCTTTCAAAGAAACAGTAAAAGATAAAACTGTACAATAATATGAGTGATATATCTCAAATTATATTGTACAGTAAAAACAACTGTGGATATTGTGTAAAGGCCAAATCGTTATTAAATAACCTTGGCCTTACCTACACAGAAAAAAAATTTGAAGATTTTAAAAATATTGAAGCACTATTTGAAGATGCTGGTAAACAAGTAAGATCAATGCCTCAAATAAAAATAAATGGTGAATTAGTAGGTGGTTATAATCAACTAATAGAATATCTAATGGATAAAAAATTAGTTAACTTTAAGGGCGAACCTATTAAGTAATGAACTTACATATGACTGATGATAAAATTATTTTATTTCCAACAGACAGAATTGTTAATAAAGAAACAGCAAGACAAAATCCTGAAGGAAGTGAAAAGGTAAGAGTAGATAGAACAAAAGAATTTGTAGAAGGAAATGTAGATGAAATAGCTATGAATATACTACGACAATTCGTAGAAATGGCTATGATGACAGATAAACCAGAATTTACAAAAGACTTTGGATTATTAGTAGATATGTTAAGAGGTATGATATATAGAGATTTTGACGTAACACACCCAGCACAAAGACTTGCTGATAAAATTGTAGATGTAAAAATTACAAGATTTGGCCCACAAGTTGTAATAGATTATAATAAAGTGTTGCCAGAAGAAAATCACAAACCACACAAACCATTGAATAAAGATATAAAAGATGAGATTAAAAAAACAAATGATGGTTGGACAGATTTTAAACCAGATTTTGATTTACCTGAAGAACCAGATGAAAGATAGATCACACGAAATTCCTAATGGAATCGCCGTCGCCGGTTGTAAAATAGCCAACACAAGGAGAAACTAATGTTAAAAACATTAAAAAGAGCTCTTGCAAGTGGCAAGACTTCAAAAACACAAAAAGTATTAGAGTTACTAGAAACTGGGAAATCAGTATCTTGGAAAACTTTAAGAACTAAATTTGATCTAACATCGCCAAGAGCTATGGTAGATAAATTAAGAGCAGCTGGTAATATGATTTATATTAACAAAACTGCTCAAGGTACTTCATATAGACTTGGTGCACCATCAAAAGCGATCATCGCTGCTGGTATCAAAAAACTATACGGTACTTCATACGCTTACAATGCGTAATTAGTTAAATGATGAAGGCGAGAAATATATAACGCTCGCCTTCGTTACAAAATAAAATGATACTAGTAGACCTAAATCAAGTTTTAATATCAAACCTTATGGCACAGACCAGAGGTAAATCGGATATTAAACCAAATAAAGAAATGATTAGGCATATGGTCATTAATTCATTAAGAGGTTTTAATTTAAAATTCAAAGAACAATATGGCACTATGGTATTATGTGCTGACGCAGGTGACCCTTGGCGTAGAGATATTTACCCTAATTATAAACACGCTCGCAGAAAAGGCCGTGTAGATTCAGACACAGATTGGGATAACATATTCAATTGTATTACAGAAATCAAAAACGAAATCGCAGAAAACTTTCCATACGTAATGATGTACATAGAAAAGGCCGAAGCAGATGACATTATAGGTGCATTGGTGTTTAATCACACAAATAGACCTATTATGATTATCAGTGGTGACAAAGACTTTATACAATTACAATCAAATAAAAATGTTAAACAATATAGTCCTATACAAAAGGTATTTGTAGGTGAAGGTTTAGATCCTAAGAAATTTTTACACGAACAGATTATAAAAGGTGACCGTTCAGATGGTATACCTAATATATTAAGTCCAGACGACATCTTTTTAACAGGTGAGAAACAAAGACCTATTAATAAGAAACGACTTGAAGAATGGGCCAACGTTAGTAATATACCTCTTGGCAGTGAAACCAGTAAATATTATGAGAGAAACAAACGATTAATAGACCTTTCTTGTATGCCAAAAGAGCTTGAAAGAACTATTATAAATACATATAGAGAGTATAAGATACCTAACAGGTCCAAACTGTTACCTTATTTTATGCAACACAAACTAAAAGCATTGATGACAAACATTGGTGATTTTTAATATTCGGATATTGGAGTAATTATGGAACAAGAAAAACCTAGGCACTCAAGCCTAATGAGTAAATCAGGAATGGAGTCAGTAGCTCGTACGGCCACTAACGCTAGACCTTTAGCACACGAAATATTTACACAAGTAAATAACGCAAAAGATAAACCTAAAAAAATTGAAGTGTTAAAAAAACACGACGGTCAAGCATTAAGACAGTTATTAAAAGCTGCTTTTGACCCTAAAATTGTTTGGGATATACCAGAGGGAAATCCACCATTTATACAAAATGATGTACCTGAAGGAACAGATCACACATCTTTACTAGATGAAGCAAGAAAGTTATATCTTTTTATCAAAGGTGGTAGTAATATACCTAAAGCTAAAAAAGAAATGCTTTTTATACAAATGTTAGAAGCATTACATAAAGATGATGCTAAAGTATTAATTGACATAAAAGACAAGAAATTGAATCTTACATATAAAGGCCTTACAGAAAATTGTGTAAAAGAAGCCTTTAATTGGAACGACCAATTCACAAGAAACTAAGGTTTTAAGGGTTTTCCTAAAAAACCCTTTAAAAACAATGACTTCAAGTCATTGAATCTAAACACATATTTCTTTATTATAACACTTGACCTAAACACATTAAAGTGTTACCTTATCCATATAAACAACAAACAATAAATATATGAAGAAGTTTTTAATTTATATCACTATACTAGGTTTACTAGTGTATGGCCTTTTGACCCTTTTTATGAAATCGGTTAAGGCAAGTGAATATAATACGGCTGTTATAGGCCACGTGATAACACAAAAGGTATCTGGCCAACCAGTTGATGCCTCTAAATTGATGGAACAAGAACTGGCACGAGTTGCACATTTGTTTGCTCTTGATAGTATCAATATATTGCAGAAGTACTTACCCGCTATATTAGATAAAGCGGCCGCAGAACTAAGACTTGAAGCAGACAAATCATATAAATGCAGTTTACTAAAGGATACAAAAATACAGGACGATTGTAAATAATGTATGATAAAGGTAACAAAAAGAAAAGTTTTAGCAGTTAAAAAGAAACTTATGCCATTGTTATCTTCAAAAGACAAATATTCAACCACATATAAAGATATTAAAAAGTTTTTCACAATACTCAACAAAGGATTATTTGATAACAAATTATCACCGTTTAACGATATAGAAATTAAAGAACTTAAATATCAAAGATGTATGGGACAAGTAATTCAATTAGATTTCAAAAGAAAAGGTACTAGAGTACATAAATTAGAAATGGATATTAAATACGATAATAAAAAAGATTTCTTGGAAACATTAGCCCACGAAATGGTACATCTTTATCAGTTTACACAAATAAATGATAATGGTGCCCACAACAAACTATTTTATAGTTTCAAACCAAAACTTAAAAGTGTAGGCTTAAAACTATAAAACAACATAGGATATATAATGAACGTAGTGAATGAAGAAAAAAAAATAAAAAA